CCCTATCTTAAAATCATAAACCGCGTTGTTAATACTTGCAGGAATGCTTGTAGTATTAGTTCCTTCTAAAACACCATCAACATAAATACGAATAGACGTTGAAGGCACATAAACAACTGCTACGTGATGCCACGTATTATCTGCTATATTAGTTGTTCCGCTTACGTTAACATTTGTTGCGCCATTCCAAATGTAAAATACGGGTTTGTTTACAATTTTACCCCAAAATGAAAACGCTCTTTGCCCTCCTGCTGCTCCGCTATCTTTTGACATTATGCAACTTTGACTTCCAACGCTTGAATCCAACTTCGTCCAAACAGATAAAGTTAAAGCTCCTGTTATTTGTAAGTCTGTTGGATTACCACAATCTACATAGTCATCCACCCCGTCAAAATCAAAGCTATAATTACTTACTTTGTCTTTGTTCTCATTGTTAGGTATAAGCCACTGAGGAGATTTGTATACTCCGTTGTCTCCGTTTCTGTACCAATTTGTTGGTGGAGTTGCTAAAAGGCTTAGGTCTGTTGGAACAGTTCCGCCTATTGAAAGAGCAGTTGCAGAATCTAAGGCATAATCATAAAAAGCAACCTCGTCAATGTTGCCTGTAAAAGGATTTGTTAGCCCATTTATAGCCGCTATATAGACTGACATATTACCAGTATTTGCACCCGTGCTTGTCTGTGCTGTATTAATAGAAGTAACCGATTGTAAAACACCATTTATATATATTTTTAATCTGTCCGCAGCTGCCAAAGTACCATCGTAAACAGTTATAATATTTATCCAAGTATTTAAAGAAATGCCATTGGTTGTATCGATTTGGGCAGTTGGAAAACTTTTAGTCATAGAATAAGCTATGTTTCCGCTTGTCGGTTGTACGGTTAAATAGTGAAAGTCACCCGAAACATAACGACCCCATATACGCTTTCCTGTTGCAAAAGAACTACATTTTACCCAACTTGAACTTGAATAAGAAGTTACACTATTTAAAATACTTAGATTTCCTACATCTAAATAGTCATCCACACCATCAAAATCTAGAGAATAGGTATTAGTGAAGCCACCACCACCTCCAGCAGGAATTTCAGGTACTGCTCTAGTACCATTTCTTAACATTTGAGGTGTAAATATAGTTGTTGGCATAATTTTAATTATTAAGAGGGTACATCTTCTACTCTGTCGGATTCAGTCATATTAACTGAAGTTCCATTAATCCCTCCACTTCCTTGATCTACTAGTGTCCAATTTGAACCATCCCAAGTCGCACTATCACCCATTCTATACCACCTTAAAGGGGAAAGACTTGCTAAATCGTTTGGGGCTCCACCATTGTAAATAGTTGCTAAATTGGATGTTTGGTCATTATCCCAAAATGCTATTTCATCTAATCCACCTTCAAATCCATAGATATTGGTAATTATTCTACCAATACTATTTAAAGTTAAGGTTCCACTATTTGTTGTAGTACCCCCAAAACTACTCCCATTTCTATAGCATCTAATTACATTTGAGTTGTCTCTAGTAAAAGCTACGTGTTGCCAAGTATCTAAAACTAAATTATTTGCTCCACCACCTACAACTGTTTCGCTAAAAGTGTTATTGACAGTAGATACTCTTAAAACCATAGCTCCGAGTTGAGTTAATCTTACAAAGTTAGCGTTAAGAGGGAAAGTCCCTATTGGAAACGCTGTGGCGTTTGTACCTACTCCTACGGGTTTAACCCAAAATGAAAGAGTAAATTCTGAGCTTGCTACAAAATTAGAAGCCATTTGTACTCTATCATCTATCCCATCAAAAACAAATGAATAGGTATTTGTAAAACCACCACCACCTCCAGCTGGAATTTCAGGTACTGCTCTAGTACCGTTTCTTAACATTTGAGGTGTGAATATAGTTGTTGGCATAACTTTAAGTTGTTAATATCAAGGTGTATGTTCCCGTTCCTCTAAAATTTGATTCTGAAATTGGGATTGTTATTCCAGGTGAAAAATCAACTGATGAAGTGCCTTCAGGTATTACCATACCCCAACTGAATCCTCCATTTACAGTTCCTACTCCGTTTATAACTCCTGTTGTCCAATATGCTACTATTGGATCTGTTACTGAGCTTGTTAAATATGAAAATGCTGAGCCTGAAAAGTAGGCTATTTGAGCAGATGATGAAGGGAAATATCCATCTGTTTCTCTTGGAATTAGTTCATGTACAAAATATGCTGAACCAGAGGGGTTGTGAAAAGTGTAATTAGCCATAGTAGTATTGTATGGCTATACATACTATAAATTATATTTAACTTTCCATTTTTCAACAAAACTTCTACCTACACCACATTCTAATATAATAGCATTTGATGGTACTCCTACTAATTTAGGAGCAGATAAGATATAATCAATATTTTCGTTATTAAATACCTTCATTTTAGTTTTAGCATTTGAACGATTTGATGATTTAAATACTAGAACTACAGGTAACTTTCCGTATGATTTACCTTTTTCAGGTTTGTGTTTATTATGTTTAGTCCCTTTAGGATATGTAGTTTTCATTGCATAAGGTGATGTTGTTGATTTGTTCATATCATAATAACAGGTAGTAATATGACCTAATTCGGGTTTGCTTGGATATTGTTCAACAACCATTTCCCATTTCTCTTTAATTGGTGAGGGTTTTTCACTTGGGCGGCCTCTTCTTTCTTCTGACATAACTTTTATTTATTTTCAATTTCTTTCCTTAATTGTTGCATATGTTTACAACCTTTTTTTCTATCTTTTGCTCTAAAATATCCCATACAATTACATTGATAGTTTCCTGAATCTGGGAAGTATTTAGTTTGGTATTTGGATCCATTAGAACTACTAATATTAATTTTTACTATAGGTCCTGTTCTTTCTTTAGGTTTGGGTTGAACCCAAATAATATCATCAAATGTAGTTTCGATGTGAACTTTTTGATTTCCAGGCATTATAAATCTTTCTCCATTCCTAACTTGCATTACGGGAGCCATATAATGGTGGTGTTCATACTTGAATCTTTGAACATTAACAACTCCCCCCAATCCCTCACATTTATATGAAAATTGTGAGGTGGGGCTATGAACTATTCTAGTTCTTAAACTACCATGTTTGTTTAGGTTTTGGAATTTAAATAGTGCCATAACTTTTATTTACAAGCTTGACATTTACTGCCATCGCTTAATTTTTTATCATTATTACACACTCCACAATGTATTACTGTGATGTTTCCTACTTCAAGTAGGGCATTTGTTGCTGCTATTAAACTCTCTATGCTATATTCTTCTTTCATAACCTTTATTTTTAAAATTCTACTTCTTCTATTGATTCATCTACTATTTCATAACTATCTTCTGAAATTATTCCATCTAATTTCCACATGAACCCCTCTCCTGGGGTGTAAATGCAATGACCAATGATATCTTCTGTATCTTTGGTCCAAAATATTTGACTATCATGATCACCTGTCCAACTCCAATTGTTTGGATGTGTTTCTTCTAACCAATTTAATAAATCTGTTTTTAAAATTTCTCCACTTTTCATAACCTTTATTTTTTAATTTTATTAATCGTGCCACTCCGGCAACCTGACACCGTAAATATACGAACAATTTCTGTGGTATCCAAGCAGATGCGCAGGAAAGAACTAGGAAGGTTTATCTTTTGGGACTATATTATGTTCATCCTTTAAATATTTAATAACTATTTCCTTTTGTTTGGGGTCAGTTATATTGCACCAATCCCAAGCTATAGTGTTTGTTTTTTGTGTTATTTGCCCATCAATCAGGGTACAAGACGATTCAAATAGTGGTAGTAGTTCATCTGTTATTAGATCTTCTATATCAATATTGTATTTTTCTGCTATAAGGTATAACCCTATAATGTCTTGATTTCTGTAGTTATCAGATATTTTTATAAAATCTTCACTATTACCCCCTTTATCTGGGTGGAGAGTTTTGGATAATCTTTTAAATATGGGTTTACATAAGTTATCACTAGTACGTTCGGGTAAATGATCTACTTCAATGGGAGGTGGGGGTTCATTTTCATCTATTTTAATGCTGAAATCCTCATTGAAAGTTTGGATGTAGTTTTCTAATTGGTTCTTAGTATCAACTAGGTCTTCTTGTAAAAATTTGTATTTATGTATCCACTTTTTGTATGACATTGTATTTAATTATAAATACTAAGCTCATACAATTAAATTATTATTTGGGTTTACTTTTTGCTTCTTTATCCAATTGTATTTCTAGGGATAGCATGTAACAAAAATCACTAATAAAATAAGGGTCAGATTGGATTAATAAAATGAGGTCTTCATCCTCAAAATCATTAATTATTTCCCTATATCCTTTTTTGATCATTTTTTACCTTCTAAGTAGGCTATTGCTTCTTTAATCTTAACACACTCCTCATATTTCTCTTCTTCTTCATACCTATTTAGGTTTTTTGTTAAGGTATGACAAAAATCACTCCTATCAATTGTAACATCATATACTGCATCTTCATCTAAAGATATTATACTTAAGGCATGATGGTGTCTTTTTTTACCCTTTAGATTTTTTAATATTGTTGAAACCAGAGCTTCAGAGATTCTAAAATCTTTATTCTTAAGCATCATTTCAAACTCTTCAGTGTTTTGTACTTTAAATTCTTTTGGCATAACTAAAATAGGTCTAAAAATTTATCATTAATCTTCTTTTCTTTCAACTTTTGGAAAGCTTCATCTTTCTTAAGCATTTTGGTAGCTAACTTTTCAAGATGTGTTTGTTTCGTTTGGTCGAAATCTTTAACAATCTTGTCATGTTTTTTTTTCTTAAGAAGTGGTATTTTCTTTTTCTTGCTCATCGATTATAAATATAATTAAAAAATATGGAGAATCCAAATTTTAATTTACTTATAGCTCACAAGATTGTAGGGATCATCATCATCCTTTTTATTGCCATCTAGTCCTAATTCTTTTAGGCGTTGCATATGATACTCATCTAGTTCAAAATTAATAGCATCTGTTGTATTATTTAATGGGACATGGTCTTCTAATTGTTCAATATCTTTAGCTGTGAATACATTGCCAATGTAAAGAAAATAACAATTATAGCATAGAAAGTGAATGTTTTCCTTATTGTAATTTTTTTTATTTTTATCTTTAAAGTTTAAAATAAGTGGTACTTTGTAATCTGTTACTCTTCTTTCCTGAAAGCAACATTTGTCACATTCTTCTTCCAAGTATCCTTCGGTAATTAACCTATATTTTATTTTTTCTGGGGAAAATGATGATGCGTCTATTCTTCCTTCAATAATGTCTAGTAGAGCAGGTTCTTTACCTTTTGATGATAAAAATTTTGGGATGCCCTTACCTGATTGGTTTTTATGTTTGTCAAATAGAGTCATCCCCGTTTCTACATCCTGGTATAATTTCATATACCTTTTAAGATGTTGGTAGGAACAATTTAAGTATCTAGCTGCTGCTTTTACTGATTGAGTTTTGTTCATAGCAGCCAAACACATTTCTTTACTTATAACCTTTGCAGCCGGCATTATTCTTTGTTTTTCTTTTGTTCTTGATCTAGTTTTTTATACTTTTCAAATTGGTCTTGAGTCATTATTTCTAAATCAACCCAAGTATGATCACCCGAACCCCTCATTATTGGAACTCCTCTTTTAGGGGAGGCAGTTGAACAGTTTACACAGGTTTTAGTGCCAGGTAGTATTTCTATTCTTTTGGGGGGTATTTTTTGATTGCATTTAATACAGTTCATCACTTCAATTTCATTAATTAGTGTATACATATTAATATTTTTATTCTTTTTTGAGAAGTTTTAATTTCTTTAAAGTATTATATAATTGAGTGGTGGTTCTTATTATATGTCTTTTACCACTTGTTTCTTCTTCAATGTGGTAATCTTCTTCTCTTGGGGTGGGAGCATCATAAACCCACCAAAATATAGCTTCACTTGCTACTACCCCATAATTTTCAATTATTAGGTGTTCTATAATTTGAAAATGATTATCTTCATACCATGCAGTATCAATACCAAATTCCCTATGTAAGTCACCTGATCTATGATGTTGGTCCTTTAATTTATTAACAATTTCAACAAATGTTTTTTTATGTTTTTTTGTTTTGGATTTTGGACTTTCAACAATTTTTAAATGTTGGCCTCCTATTTTAAGTAGGGATTTTTTTAACTGTTCTCTCATTTCCTAATTTCTTTAACTCTAAATATACTTAAAAAATCAGGGAGAGGTAATTGTTTCTTTTTTGCTGCTTTTATGTAAGCTTGTTTTTCATCTTTGGCTATTACAACCCCTACAGTTTCTTCTAGGGAATTTAATGCATGGAAATATTTGTATTTTTTCATAACTTTAATTTGGGGAAATATAATGAAAGTATTTTGGGAAATCAAATGTATTTTAAATTGTTTTGTGGGTTGTGTTTGATATAATCACCCCATTTGTATTTTGCGTATTCATGTCCTGATTGTTCTGCTCGTTGTCTCGGTAGGCCTTTGGTTGATACTGATGTGAAATGGTAGAAATGAGAGATATATGTTCTTTGTATTTTTAATCCTGAGAGTTGACATTTAAGGAAGAAATCCCAATCTGCTACCATTCCCAAATCATAATTTTCATCCCACCCCCCTACTCTCAAATAATCTACTTTAAGCATGAATATTGGAAGAGTAGAACCATTATTTTCTAACTTTTGTTCACTTAAATCAATTTCATACTCCCAGAATTCTCTTAAATTAAAATCTTCAATTGTTTTACCTAAATCTTTGATGTGGAATTGTGGGAACATTGAAGGAGTTGGTTCAATTTGATTTGGAGATAAAACACCACCAGATACTTCAAATGCCATCATTAGATTTAAATCCCACCCATATGGAAACACATTGTCATCGTTTACAATTAATATTTGTTCGTGTTTAGCATTGTATACTCCTAAATTAGTTCCCCTACATAGACCCTGATTTTGTTCTAAGTTAAGTACATCAATTGAGTCCTTATGTTTTTCAAGTACTTCCTTATTTAAATCGTAATGACCATCCACTACAACTATAATTTGGTTGTCTTTATTTTGTCCCTTAATTGCAGATTCTAAACATAAATCTAGGGCATCTGGGGATTGGTATGTTGGTATTATTACTGAAATCATATTTTTTCCCAATTAATTGTTGGTGACAAAAGATTACTCATACAATGTGTTGAAAGTCCTGGGATTGGGGTTATTACGGATCTAGATCTATGTTCATTCAACCAGAGCCACTTATTATGATCTCCTCTCATTGTTGAAAGTATATCAAAATCTTCATTAAACCTTTCCTTAGTTACAATAAAGGAACCACAAGTAGATGGGGTTGTTCTCCAATGGTGAGTAGGTGAGGTAAATATTTTTGACACTAGATTATCGTACATTGGGAGAAGGTACTTGTCATTGTGGTCATATAATGATACATAATCTAAACCCTTATATGTAGAAAATAGTTCTATGACTTTATTTAACCACCCATCAACATGCATGTAATCGTTCTCTAAGAAATAGATTAAGTCACCATTTTCAATTGTTGGGTCATTTTTTACAATATCACAGGTTTTTTGAAATGCCCTAAAATCTTCACCTTCTTGGATTTTATAAAATTTATTAAAATTTTTATTTTCAATCCAATTGGGGTCTTTTCCATCATATACTATGTTTAAATTATATAAATTGGAAGGTGTATCAGAAAGAGTTAATAATAAGTTATCATAACATTTTTCAAAATCAAACCAACTTGGTCTATTTTTATTATCTGTACCTTGGATATTGTACTGTCTGTAAAATATGTGGAGTTTCATATATTAAAATGTATAAAGATTTTATTGAAAATTTTTAATGTATCTTGTGTTTGTTTATTTTCTAGGGAATTCAGGTGTTCTCTAACAAGGGGTTGGGTTTTATTAGCATGTTTTATATCATCTATTCCATACGCTATTCCATATTTAAAGGTTGGTTGGTTATTCATAATTTCTTGTTTATTTTTTCCTTTTTGTGGGATAACTACACTTTCACACCCACATAATGCTGCAAGTACACTTAGATATGTTTCAGTATCATAACTGTAAAACCGTTTACATTGATTAAAAATCTTAATTAATTCTTTATCTGGAGTATTATAATTGATTTCAATGGAGTTTTGAGGATGATATAGTTTAGGTGGAGATGGGGTTTTTCTATAAGTAAAACATGCTTCAATATTTCTATCTATACCTAAATTAACATAACTGTCAACTTTAGAATAGATTAAGTGAAGGATATTTTTTTCTTTTATATTATCATAAAATAAACTGTGAAAATATAACCAAAAATCATCACCCCCCCATGTAGAACTATGCGGCCCCCCCTCAACTTCAACTAAATGGGATTTACTTAAAATATATCTAACTATATGTTTAGCTTGAAAGGGGTTACCTCTTTCAATTTCTGGGTATATAATAATGTCTTTTTCAGTATTTATTTCAGTTGCTATTTTAGTATTAAATGTAGGATTTAAGATAAAATAATCCGTATTACCATTTAGTTTTTGGGTTGTTGTTAAATAAGCATCATATTTTAATTCATTTAATATATCACATAACTTATGTAATACTATACTTCCTCCAATTTGTGGGGAATATGAGGGTGCTACAATTATTATTCTATTTTTATTTTTTGTATCCATTATTTGTATAATCTTTCATCTGTTGGTGAATACCATTCAGATATAGAAGTAGGAACTCTTGAATGGTATCCTAATAGTTTTTGCATATCAGGGTTAAAATCATTAATTCTATCATATCCTAAAGCCACAGGATAATCCAATAATTGTTTATAATAAGGTAGAGATAATGTAATAGGTAGTCCCCGTCTATTCTTATTGGTTTTATTAGTCCCAGATGCATGGTAAACATTAGAGTTCCATATCACTATGTCTCCTGCTTTTCCTGTTGCATGTATAGCATTAGTTTCCCAATATTGTTTTGTGGGTTCATTCTCTATTAAATGAGAAGAAGGAAGTAGTAAAGTGCCCCCATTCTCAACTGTAAAGTCATCAACCATCACAAGCATATTTAACAATATGGGGATATTACCTGTATATCCTCTAATATCTCTATGCATTTTTTTATAAAAAACATTTGATTCGGTGGGGATGTTACTTATAGCACTGAAGGAATTTAATATGCATTTAGTTTGGAAATAGTTTTTTTCAATTTCAGGTATAAGATTAATATCAATTAAATGTTGTAGAAAATCTATAAACAGGTTATCACTAGCTAAAATATTCATGGCTACTTCATTAGAAGTAATACCATTGTTGTTTTTAATTCTTATTGATTTATGAAGATCAAATAGGGGAGGTAAGGATTCTTTTATTTGGTCTAACCAGGTTTTATCTATACAGTTGTCTAATATAGTATAACCCTTTTTTTCTAAATTATCTAAATGTTGTTTGTTCATTTTAAAAATTTTTCTCCTTTTTCTCTACTTCTAATAATTTTACATGGATTTCCATAAGCTAAAACATCATCCGGTAAAGATTTAACTACCAAACTTCCAGCTCCTACTACAGTATTAGTTCCAATTTGGAGTCTGTCTATAACAGTTACACCCAAAGTAATAGATGAAAAGTCCCCTAATGTAACATACCCCCCAGTTACAGAACCTGCGGATATACTAGAGAAATTACCTATATTGCAATCATGGTCTAATTGAGCTCCTGTTGCAAAAAATGTAAAATCCCCTACTTGGGATTTAGGATTAATGATACATCCAGCCATCATTACTATTCCTTCACCTAATTTTACATTATCTCCAATTACTACAGAAGGGTGAATTGCATTTACAAAATTGAAATTGGGGATTTGTTCTTTTATTTGGGAAGATACATAATATCTTACCCAATTATCTCCAATTGAAATAACCCCCCCTTCAATATCATGCTTAGATATCAATTCTTTTATGTCTTCTTGTCTACCCAAAACCTTATACCCAAATCTGATACTGTCAATATCATGAATAGAATCTATAATACCTATAATGTTATATTTGCCCTCTTTATTGATTATATCAATAGTATAATGAGCTTGGTTTCCTCCTCCTATTAAAACTATATTTTTCATTGGTTATAAATTTTAAATTTTGATAAATCCGGGTAGGGTATTGTTAAATCTTTGTTTGATTTTTTATTCTCCCCTTCATAAAATTGTCCCATTAATAATAGCCCCCTAGCTGCTAGCTCTGGCATCATATAAAAATTCCAACCTAGCATATCTAAATTATCATCATGGTAGGAGCACTCTCTTCTTCCACTATATCTAGCTCTTTTAAACCAAAGATAAGCTTTATGGTTGTCTGTTAAGATTGCTCCCCCTTTGCTAAGTTTAAAATGTTTATAAGGTCCTGTAAATGACACACACATATGGGTTTTTGGTTTGTACATATCAGCTGTAAAAGTTAATGCTGAATCCCATACTTTGGATCCTTTAAGATTGTACGCCCCTGTTAAAAATTGGCTTTCCTGCATTTCCCATTTAACTTTTAATCCTGAATGTATTATTTCACAAGGGACAGAGGGGTAGGTTCTATTAGGTATGGAAATTGTATCAGTTTTGATGTTTTTACTTATATGGTTCTCATAATATAGGGCAAGGAATAAACCATTACTCATATTATCTACAGTAACTGCATATTTTGCCCCTGTGTATTTACATAATTCACTTTCAAATTCTTCTGTCACCTTGTATATTCCGTAAGCCATAATTTTTTTATAAAGTGTTATAATATTCGTTTTGTTTTTCTTGTCTATCTATTGTTTTTGGATGATATAAAGCCCACTCTTCAAGATATGGTAAATCAGCTTTAGTAGTATACCCATCTAATACTTCATGGACTTTATTTTTCCATCTAATTTTAGGATCATTTTTATAAATTCTCCACTGTGGGTCAGGCCAATTTACTTTTCCACTATCACTTACTACCCACCCCCACTTATTAATGTGTTCTTTGGTTAACCCCTCTACAGTATTAACTCTAGATACTCTTAATACTTCAACATCATTTAGTTCTAGTACTTCAGGTAGATGGTTGATTAAGGTTTCATTTGGAATTTCATCAGCATCAATTTGAAAAATATAATCCCCATTACACATAGTAGTTAGATGGTTCTTCATATTAGCAAAATGACCATCAAATTCATAACTAAACCAATTTAATTTTTTTCCAATTGATTTTGCTCTTAGAATTTCTTCTACTTCAGGTGTACCCTTTGTGGAATCATATAATACCACAATTTCATCTTGAGAGCGTTTATTCTCAATTAAAAACGTTAATAAACGTTGAATTTCTTCAAATTCACTACATACGGTGATTGCGTAACTTATTTTCATATAGTGTCAATATACGAATTATATTTTAGGGTACCAAATTACTCTGGTAAGATTCCTATGTAACTTAAGGCATCGATGAAATCTCTTTCTTCAAACATCTCCATAGTAGTCATATCCATTCTATGTTTATAGAATTCATCCTTTTTATCAGGAATTGGGTATTTGGTTTTTTCTTCATCTTTAACTTCTACAGCTCTTACAGCTGCCCATTTCCAATTTTCAGAATTCCCACCATTTGCAAAAATCATACCTTGCTCAGGGAGATTAATGGTTTGAGGAAGCCATCCTTGACCATTTTCATCTTCAAATAAAAGGTCTTTATATAATTCAGGGAGAGATTCTAATTGTTCACTTAGGAATTCTTCCCCTTGTTTCATTAATGAATTACTTTGGAAACCACACCCAAAGCAAGAATAATTAGTAATTTTATCATTCACTTCAGTAGTATAGCAACAATCTGAGCCACATCTAGGGCATATAGTTAAGTTGTCTGTGTTCATATTTCTATATTTTAGATAATTTTGGTAATTTTAATTTAGGTAGCTCTGTTTGTCCCGGTTTATTGAGTTTTGGGAGAGATAATTTAGGTAGTTTTAATTCTACTTGCTTTGGTGCTTCTGTTACATTGCTTTCTAGAATGGAACCTAATTTTTCTTTCATTTTATCAAAGCTAAAGTTTTCTTTAGCATATGTAGCTTGACGCCTAGCATTTGGGATATAGTCTTTGTATTTTTTATGAGTATCCTTTAATGTTCTCCCTAATGTCATGGTGTCTACATCAAACCATTTAGAATCTTTAATTAACCATTTGTTTTGAGCACTTGGATGAACATCACCTAAGGTACCTGGTAGTAAAACACTCATATCAGGTTTGAGGAAATCTATATGACCTGACCATCCTGTTGCTATTATTGGTTTTTTAGTTTGAGTAAATTCTAATAATGGTCTTCCAAAACCTTCACCTTTAGTTAAACTAATCATAGTTTTAACTTTGTTGTGGTTGTATAATTCATTTATTTCAGCATCTGTAAAATCACCATGAAGTAAATAAATGTTAGGTAATTTACCTTTTACTGTTTTTTTAATGCTATCAATTTTCTTTAGGATTACTTCTCTATCCATATAAGATACAGTACCACTACTTGTTTTTAGTATTAAGGCAGGTTGTTGTGATTTATTTTTAAAAGTTTCTAAAAATGCTTTTACTAATAGTCCTACATTTTTTCTATCATGTCCTAAATCCCCTTGGATCCAATGTCCTACAAACAAATAACAGAATGATTCTCTAATATTGGATAAATCTAATGTTGATTTAACGGGTTTGTAGGTATCTAAATTTAACCCTTCAAATAAGATATCAGTTTTGACATTCAATTCTATGTTGCCTACAACTTGGTTTGTTTTATTATCATGTTTTTGGAATTTAGAATTTTTTAGAACATCAATACTATGATTTGAGGAACCTAATACTAAATCCATTCTATTACACCCTTCAACCCAATCAGCAGGGGCTATAGTTGATTCAATCCCTGCTGTTATTCCTATGTTGTATTTACCTTGTTTAACAAACTCATTGGGAATTGTTACTTGCACCCAAATATCAGGTGGTGGGTACTGTTGATTTGGTTGGGGATGAAATAAGTGATCATTTAGAAATGACCATTCAGGGTGATCTTCTATAAATCCCCAAGGTGTACTCCCCCATCTTTGTGGGATGATTTTAACATCATATTTATCTAGTTCTATAAATGCTTTAGCCACATCTCTTGTCCTTGAACCGTAACCTGAATATGTTGAGATTGGGCCACTTATTACTACTGTTTGTTTACTCATATCTATAACTTTTTAATATATTAAGGCGTGTGTTTGTACTTTTTTAATATCATCACTAGTGTTAATTAATTCAAATTTTTCTCTTGGTTCCCAAGTATCAAATAATTCATCAACAGCATCTATAATTTTATTACTCATTTTAATGGATGTAAATCCAGCTTCATCACTTAAAGCCCACTCTCTACCTTTCATCCCTACTTCTGTTCTTCTTTCATGACCTAGATTATAAACTTCTTTAATTCTATCACAAGCATCTTCAGCAGTACATCTATCATCCCAAATGTAAGGAGTTTGAGGAGATCCTTGTAATGATCTACCTGTTGGGTAAACTGGAAATGCCCATTCACCATGTTTCTTATATTTTCCAGTGTGGTTAGAAGGTAAATCTGGTGTAGGTGTAAACCATTCTCCATTTTCATCTTCAAATCTCATTTGATCTTGCATTCCCCCTGTTACATTAGCTATAATTGGGGTTCCTGTTAATATTGCTTCGGTTAATGTTAACCCCCACCCTTCATTTGAAGTTAATAGGATTTGAACATCTGCCAAGTTATATAACAAGTTTAATGTTGCGGTAGGTAATTTATTGGTTGAAAATGAAATAGCATTTGGGTAATCTTTACTAAATAATAGCTCATTAATTACTCCTAAATCAGTTCCTGCTTCATGTACTATTTCAGTGTGAAGTAGAAATCTACATTTGTCTGCTTTTTCTTTAGGTAATGAATCTAAAAACAATTTAAATGCTAACATTGTATCTGGGATTTGTTTTCTTCTAATGTTTCTAGAATTAAAGAACATTACAAAATCTACTTCATCATCTCCAAATACCTGTTTTTTGATATCTTGTACTTCCTTAGAAGATTTATCTAGTGGGAAGTAGTACTTTGTATTTAACCCATGAGGAACATATTTTATAACTTTATCTTCAGCTTTATCTCCTAAAACAATTTCATTTATGTTTTTGGTTTGCTTTGATATTGCTAATAAAGCATCACATGATTCATAATATGCTTTGTTATATAATGGAGCAGGATAATCATCCCAAATATTTAGATAAATTATAGGAATGACTTTTCTAATTTCACTTTCCATATTAAACAACCAAGTAAAGTATCTTGGGTCAGTTATAATGAAAATGGCATCTGGTTTTTCAATTTTAATCAATTGTCTGATTAAATCAGGATTACCATACCCATCAGTAGGGTATAAAATAACACTTGAATCCTCTAATTCTGCTTCTTTATTGGTATCTGCACTTAAATCGAATCTCTTTCCAGCTTCTGGGTGTTTGATTGCTCCTGCTACTTGAACCCAATTAAAGTGTTGACAAGTATTGATAACCATTTCTTTAGCTACTGTGGCAACGCCAGAATGTACTCTAATATCATCACAGATTAGTAAGATTTTCTTTCTCTCATTTTGAGGAAGATGTTTAAAACTTTTATTCATATTTAATTTTTATTTACAGTTCTAGATCGGTTTGACTATTAATTTGTTTTCTAAAATCTTCATTTGTTAGATAAAGATAAATTGCTCTATCGGATAATTTTTGAAATGAAAACTTTCTTTTTACACATTCTATTTTAAAGTTTTCAAATAAATCACTCTTAACTTTTACACTTGTAAGAGTTTTTTCTGCTTTTTCTGCCATTTTGGTTTATTTGGTTAATAATTAATTTTACATACATACATATATATAGTTTCTTAAAGGTTGCAACCTAACCCGCATAATTCGGCATTATCACGATATGCGCAAAAAGTACAATTCCATTTACTTGGGTTTGGTGACATTAATCTTTCAGTATATTTATTTCCCTCAAAACATTCTTCAATAAATTCATTTACTGCTTTTGTAGCTCTAGATATTTTTATTTTTCCGGATGGTGGTATTATAGTTTGAATTCTTGATAAAGCTGCAGGGTATTCACTTTCTTTTGGGATTTTTCTCTTAACGACTAAAAATTCCACACTGATGTTTTTTTCAGGGACATTGAATTGTTCTGCAAAATATTTTTTATATAGTATAAGTTGGAATTGCTTTTCCTCATCTTTTTTCTGGTAATCCCCCCAAGATTTGGTACTAGTTTTAATGTCAATAATGGTAAATGTATCTGTAGGTTCATGATACATAACAATATCTAAGTAACCTAAGTAAAATATGTTAGGGTACTTTGGATTAGGGGCTATAGTTATTTTAGTTTCAATTCCTGCTAGAAACCATCCTTTTTTTGAAAAATATCTGCCTCTATGTTTTTTTAGATACTTTAAAATCTCAACACCATCTTCATAGAATTCTTGTAACTCACCAGGTTTAGAGAAGTGTTCAGAGTTATTATTTTGAAATTCATCTAAATAATGCTCTCGAATTTTATCCTTGAGCATTGCAAAAACATCTTCTCTATCAGCTGCTGCTCCACTTTTATCATACATTACCTCTAAATAATACTGAAATGTCTCATGAAATGCTTTTCCAAATACAGTATGGACACTAGGCTTGTAAAGCTTGTGTCCGTCTCTGTATTGTAAAGCCCACTGTTTAGGACATTTCTTCCACATTGAATATTGTGAATAGGAAATATTCTTTTGAAATGCATAATTAATTTCATGAGGAGTATACTTTTGTATCTCTTTCAATATTGGAGGTAATTTCTTAGCCATAACTTACTTTTGAATTTCTATTAACTTGTCTAAGTATTGTTTTGCTTTTAAAAGATCTTCTACACCATTTTTATGTTTCCATCTTGTAACATATTTTACAATATTACCTTCAAAAAAATCTAAATTGTGAGAAAAAGCATAGTCCCACATTTCAATTCCTTCATTATAATGTTTTGGGTGTTTTACTCTACTCATTTTAACAACTTTTTACTTTCTTTTTCTTCTATACCTGTCTCCCTCAATATATCTTTTATTTTCCCTTTTCCTAGGATATCAATATAATCAGGAATTTCGGATGTTCCAACCTTAAAGTAATCAGCTAGTATTTCTACTAGCTCTTTATTACTAGACTTATTCTTTGACTTAATGTATTTGAAATAACTTTTACCCTTTGGAATCATCTCTTTATAGAAATTGTATATTTCCTTTTTGTTTTGGGGCATTAATGATTGCGCATAATTAGCGAGTTCAGCGTAATATAAGTTAGTACTTATAAATCTATGCACAAGCCATGAATTAAATATCTCCCAGTCTTTATCCGTAAACTCCGTAGCCGGTGTTTTATGGAGGGTTATTTCGTTAAGCCAACAGAAGATATTTTTTGTTCTAGTTTTCAATTGCTATGTCTTTGTATTCCTCCCTAAGTTCCTTAGGTAATGATTCAGTTATAATCTTCTTTGTTTCCATATCATAGAATACTGGGATAGGTAAGATAGCATCTTCGGTTCCACCTGTCACGAACTTTGAGACTTTTCTAAGTACAAAGGCTTGACCAAATAATTTACCTCCATCGAATCCTTCTATTGATGTTGTGCTACCAAAATCTATATTTGGTGCTTGTTGTTGGTTTGGATTGTTCATAATTTTTATTTTATTTATATTACTTGTGGTTTCTTTATTTCTATAATACGCGCAAGGCAGCTACTTATATTGATCTCTTTATCGATACGAAAGTTTGAATGGTACTGATGCTCATTTAATATTACTGCTACACTACCTTCTCTACCCTTAGCATATTCATGGGTATTATCAAACAGTGATCTATATAGTTCT